GGGAAATCCCGTATGATTTTATTTGAAGAATGGCTTTGTTGCTATGTGCAATTCTGTCAACTCTATAGATCACTCTATAGCTTTGTTGACGATAAATGGCTTAAATGCTATGTGCATTTCTGTCAACTTATTGTTGCTATATTGTGAACCTTGTGAAAATAAAATATTGAGTTATCTGTAAATGGATTTTTCAAAAGATTAAAACCAAACCCTTATTTTAAGTATATAAAAATTTATAAAAGTTTTATATTATTTACTATGTATGTTTAATAACATGTTGCATTTTATATGTACATATTGAATTTTATAAGAAACCAAAAATATTAGAATAGAATTAATTTTACACATATACGTACCTAGATGAGAGAAAATTGTTGCCGATATAATGCGCCGTACACAAGTGCCGTTAGCTATATGTTGGAGTTACAACTTTGATTATTGACCCTGTGGGCAAGTATATTATTGTATCGTTACGGAAATTAACGACGCTTTGTAGAAAGAATAAATCTAATATTGCCCGAAGAAATGGGATAGTTGGTGGTAGAAACCACTCGCTTGCTCCTGGCGTTCAGTATGCGTCTAAAAATTTTTAAAGCTATCTATGGTCACAATTATAAGAATTATTATTGCGACTTTTATTGAAATTTTAAAATATTTTATGTCTTTTGTGAATATATACAATTTGAGTACGATGGAGATTGAAAAACCTATCGGCTGTTTGACGTTTGAAGAAGCTAAAGAATTGGGATATGAATTATCTAATAATTATTCCCAACTTGATGAAAATACCGGCATGTTGATGCCCTGTAGTTTGAGTGCTATTAGTGATGATGTTTTGTTATCATTCCCTATGAATGATATTACGATTGAATATTTGAGAAGGGCTGGATACTTCCGTATGAAGGCTATGATAAGATCTAAGGTTTATCCTTTGGTCTTTGAATATGATTCTGATTACGGTTTTGTTGAAGTCTTTATTCCTTGTGTGATTGTGCTTGATAGTGTAAAATCTGTTGCTGAATCTCTTGCTGAGGTTCGAAGTTTTGTTGCTGATGTAAATGCTGAAATAGTTGGTGAAGATTATCGTTTTGTTGAAAAAGAAATGATAATAAATCACCAAGTATATCCGTATTTATATAAATTGATGGTGGAGCTAGAAGATGAGTTTTATAGTGAACATGTTTTGTTGCGAAGATTGTTGCAAGTGTGTAATGATGTTGAATCTAATCCTGGCCCTTCTACTTCTGTTTTGTTTAGTAATTATGCCACTATTCATCATGAATTTTATGATTTGAATATACACGAAAATGCTACAGTGGATGCTACGAGCGTTACTTGGAAAGTGAAGATTGAAACTAACTGTGATAAATCATTATCATCTGGTTACAATGAACATCGAAACAAGAAACAAGCTTATGAACTGTGTTATCAACAAATATTGGCGAAAATACCTTTTAGAAAAGAGATTATTGTACCCGAGAGTGAACGACCTACTGAAAGTGCTCATGGTGAAGAATCTGCTGAAGTTGATACTGCGTTACATACTAATCTGGCTGTTACTACTGATCCTTCTGTTGGAATACCTACAAGTGTAGGTGGAAGTTTTTTAACTAAAACTACCACTGAAGCTATAGGAGATTATTCTAATTTGACCGAACAATGGTATTTGATTGATGATTTTGAATGGGATGCTACGGATACTGGTATGTTGAGAGAATATGTGTTACCGCGTGATGTACTTACTGCTAATGTTCCTGCAAATTCCCCACCCTTGATACCCTTTAATGTGAATTATATGTGGTCTGGGGATTTGGAATTGAGAATTGAGACGAAAGCCCAAATGTTTTTGACCGGATCACTGCAAGTTGCTAGTTATTATGAATTGAATGCTGATATTAATGCTGGTTTGAGACGCAATATTTATACTGCATCACAAACAAATCATGTGTTGATAAATGCTGGAGGTTCTAACGAAGCAATTTTGAGAATCCCTTATGTTAATCGACAACCGTTTATACAAACTAAGTTAGACAATTTGAATGTTGCTACTGCCTCTGTGTTGAATATGGTGAATGTTTTGATACAGGTTCTAAACCCGCTTCGAGTGGGAACTGGATCTGCGTCTGTGAGTGTTGCTGTGTTTATTCGATTTATTGATGCTAAGTTTCATGGAAAGCGAGATGGTGCCATTGGTACTATTCCTGCTTCCTTGTCACAGATTAAAGGTGATGGACCTACTAGAGGTCAAAGAATGATTGGATATGACTATGTTGTGCCTGAAGCGTCTCTGT